AGATTTAGGTAAATTTATACATAAAACATATATAAATGTGGCACGAAAAATATATGTCAATATATATTTATTTGAACTAAATATAAAACCACTACAAATACAAAAAAATAATAGAGAATTAGAATTAATAGTAAAGGAATGTATTTTAAATACAATAAGAGAGAGTATTCCCATTGAGCATATATTACAAATGTATTTAGATGAGACACAGGAAACAGATGTAGAAGTGGAAGAAAAGAAAGAAATTGTCACAGATAAAGAAGCATTAGAAAAACTTAATAAACTAAAAGAATCAAAAGAATTAGAAAAAATTAAAAAAGAGGCACTTGAAAAAATAAAAGAAGAAAGTAAAACAAACTTAAAGAAAGCAATAAAAAATGCTACAAAAGATTTAAATGAAGACAATTTAGAAATAGTTAAAAATAGTGGAGTTTCAAAAATGAGTTCATTAGTATCAAAATTAGAGTCTACGTATAAAGATGAATCTAATAATTCCAATCATGAATCAAATAGTGAATCTAATAATGATTCAGATATAGAAGACAATTACAAATTAAAAATAGATAAAATGAAAATCCCAGCAAGTGAATTAAATATTAAAAATATTAGAAATGATCCCGATGAAATAGATTTAGATATTTTAAATTTAAATACCGAATTAAGTACTGATGATGAAAAATCAGATTTGGAATTGGATTTAGATATAGAAGAATTAAAATAAGCCAATTCGTTATATATATAAAAATCATTTATTTTATAATAATAAATGAATTTTATAATACCCTCAATAGCAATCAGTATTATATTTATGATTTATAAAATAATAGACATGAAATATATAACAAAAGAAGAAAACTCATTAAAAAATATAACAAAAGATAGTTTAATAGTATTTTTATGTAGCATGATTTCAATGTTTGGTTTAGAGCAACTTAATATTAATGAAATAATAGGCAATTCAAAAGAATCGCTAAGTGCTTTTACAAATGACCCGGATTTTTGATAATATATTTTATATTTTATATTTTATATTTTATATTTTATATTTTATATTTTATATTTTATATTTTATATTTTATATTTTATTATAAACTATAAAAATTATTAGACCATAATGGGCAAGTCATCAATATTAAATATTGCTTCCGGATTGTTAATTTTCTTCTTGGCTATTTGATAACTTTCAAATAGTGGTTTTTTCAATACATTTTGCGGGGTATGCTTATGAACACTACGCGCTATCATTTTATATAATTTAAAATCAGGATATCTCTCATAACCATCATTTTTATACAATATATTTTTATTTTTATCATCAAAAACCCATTCTATCATTAGTTTTTTTATAGGAGATTTTAATTTTTTTATATCCTCTAAATCATCAATAAAATAATCAAATAAACTACATCCTAAGCGACATAAATCAAAACTATAATTAGGGTCTAAGCGTGGTTTATTTTCATTTAAATAAGGTTCGCAGTTATATTGTGTGGCAGCATCTCCATCTTCTGAATAGCTATCACTACATATAAATTTATTTTTAAATCTATAAATAGCTCTTCCAAAATCAATTATTTTATATATTTTGCCAAATGTGGGAACTTTATAATGACTATTGTTAAATTTATAATATAAATATTTTTTTTCGGTTACTACATAAACTATGTTATTTGTATGTAAATCATTATGAGTAAAATGAAAAACTTTTTGATATGTAATTAATGTAAATAATATTTGTAGAACAATAGATTCCCATTCATCATCTTTGATTTTTTTGCTGGAAATATAAGAATCTAATGTATCTTCACAACATTCTAATACTATAATTTCAACAGGAAATTTATCTATTGAACAAAATATTTCTTCATCATCATCATAACTTTCTTCACTATTAGATTCGTTTGTATACGTTGTATTTGTTTCTAATGATTCTGTATTTGATGACCTAGAAGAACAAGACTCTGAATTACTTGTTTCATTGTTGCTTGTATTATGATTACTTGATTTTTTAGATGATTTATCTAAAATATCTAGATTCTCATATGTCAACTTTAATTCTTCTTGAATTGAAGATTTATTTTCTAAACAAGTTTGTTCAATTCTATTTGAATCTTCAATAGTTAAATCTTCAATAGTTAAATCTTCAATAGTTAAATCTTCGATATTCAAGTCTTCAATATTTAACTCTATGTTGCTGTTGGTATTTATTATTAGTGATTTTTTATATTTATTAGTTTTACCAAAAATATTTTTCATTTTTTCACTTGCTTCAATTTTAAATAGAGTATTTATATGTTTATGAAAATGGTCTGATTCATTTAAAAATTCTAAATCTTCGGAAATATTAACTTTAAAATTATTTTTTATTCCTAAAAAAGCACCATAATAATTTAATCCATTATAAAAACTATAGTTATTCAATAAGTAACTAGATAAAAATGAGAAAAATCCATCAATATATGCTGAGTTGTTTGAATCCAATATTTTTTTATATTTTTTATGATACTCAGTGTTGCTATTTACATGATCGCTGCTATAGAATTTAGGTAATTCTAAAATATTGTACCCATTATCATATTTACCTAACATATATTTCACGGGATCTATTAATGGACTAAACTTAATAAAAATATCTTTGCTTGATTTGTTATTACATATATCACATATTTCGCCTACAAATTTATTATAATTAATTTTTTTTACTATATTTTCTAATTTATAACTATTATTTAGATTAATAGCATTATAATTGTTGCTATTTAAATCAAAATATTTATTATATAATGGAAAATAATTTTGTATATTTGTTATATCTAAAAACTTGTCATCGCTAATTGTTTCAAAAAGTTGTTTGTTGTTATTTTTTCTATAGTTTAATTCCATTTAATAAATTAAAAATACTTATTTTTCTTGTTTATAACACAAATAATCTTTTTAAATATTACTAAATATTACTAAATATTACTAACTATTACTAAATACTAGTAAACATTACTAAATACTAGTAAACATTACTAAATATTAGTAAACATTACTAAATATTAGTAAACATTACTAAATATTAGTAACTATATTGTTTAATTTTTGTATTAAATAGATTATTTACTTTTTTTGTAATATTTAGTTAAATCTAAGATTAATTAGATTTTTTAGATTATTTAGTTTAAAATCTAGATTATATAATATTATTATTAAACATAATGACATTAGAATTAAAAAAATTTGATATTAAAACTATCAGTTTTAGACCGGATGAAAATAAGGGTCCTGTTATAGTTTTAATAGGTCGTCGCGATACAGGTAAATCATATTTGGTTAGAGATCTTCTTTATTATCATCAAGATATACCAATAGGAACTGTTATTAGTGGAACAGAAGCCGGTAATGGTTTTTATGCTGAACATGTTCCAAAACTTTTTATTCACGATGAATATAATACTGCTATTATAGAAAATATTTTAAAAAGGCAAAAAACGGTATTGAAACAAGTAAAAAAAGAAATAGAAGTTTATAAAAAATCAAATATAGACCCTCGTGCGTTCGTTATTTTAGATGATTGTTTATATGATGGTAGTTGGACTAAAGATAAAATGATGCGTCTTCTTTTTATGAATGGGCGTCATTGGAAAATAATGTTAGTAATCACTATGCAATATCCTTTAGGTATTCCTCCAAATTTACGTACAAATATTGATTATGTCTTCATTTTACGTGAACCATATATAGCAAATAGGCGACGAATTTATGAAAATTATGCTGGTATGTTTCCAACTTTTGAAAGTTTTTGTCAAGTAATGGACCAATGTACAGAAAATTTTGAATGTTTAGTAATAAATAATAATGCTAAATCAAATAAATTACAAGACCAAATTTTTTGGTATAAAGCAGACCATCATAAAGCATTCAAGTTAGGTTCAAAAGAATTTTGGGAAATCAGCAAAAATTTAGACTCTGATAATGAAGAAGAAATGTATGATCCAAATATAAGAGATAAGAAAAAAGGACCTAAAATAAATGTTCGCAAAACAAAATGGTAATGTATTTATTTATATAGAATATTTTTTTATTTATTTATTTATTTATTTATTTATTTATTTATTTATTTATTTATTTATTTATTTATATAATTTGTTATTATAATAATAAATATGGAAAGTAGAGCATTCAGTTATTTAGATCGAGCAGCCGAAAATCTAAAATATCAAATTGGTAAGGAACTAGAGTATTCTAAAAGAGAAGTTCTTAATATTATAGATATTAATAAGACAAAGATGATAGAACAAATACAACGCGGCAAACCAAGAGAAACAGGAGCCACAGGTTCCGGTAAAAGACTAAAAAAAAATAAACATACAAGAAGGTATAAGAAAAAGCAAGGCAGAAAAACACGTAATAACAGAAGATAATTTTAATAATAATTATTTAAAACGTATTTAATGTTGTATGATTTATATTATATTATTTGACTTGTTGTTGTATTTACCAAACATATTATAATATTATAACTAATAACTAATCTTTAATCTCTTTTATAGCACAATCGGCCAATAGTTCTAAATTACTAACTTCTTCTTGTTTTACTAATTTTTTAGCACGTTCTTTTTGTCTTTCTAATAGTTCTCCTAGTCCATGATCATCATTTTTCTTTCTTCCTACAATAACATCTTCTGCCTCAAATAATTCTTTACGCAAATCAGCAGTAGATACATCATCATCTTCTTTATCACCAAAAAGCAAATTTTTACCGGGAACATCCATTCTATCCGCATTTATTAAATTGCCCTCTTCATCTATTGTTTGCATTAATTTATTTCCTTCTTTTTGAGCTTTAGCAATATTTTCTTGAATTGCCTTCTTTTTACTTTCCTTTACACGTTCTTTAAATTGCTCTTTGGAAATTTCATCGTTTTTCTTCTTATGACTCATAAGTTCATTTAAATCTTTTTCTAAATATTCAACGCGTCCTGTTTTATATGCTTCTGGATGAAAAGGCATCCACATACCAACAGCACCTACATAAACATCATGGTTTGGGTCTTGTTCTCTTAACATCTTACATCTCATTTCCGCTTCTTCTTGTGAACCAAATACTCCTCGCACTTTAATACCTCTGGTATTTGTTTGAAATTCATGTAACTCATTATATTCTTTTTGTAATAGCTCTTCTTTAGCATCAATAAATGTTTTATATTCGTCATCTAAAGTAGTTAAAAATAGATTCTCTTTTTCCTCTTCTACAAACTCTTCCATATCTTTGCTTAATTTATTAAAATCTAGATTGTATTTGTATGCTAAAAAATTTAAAAATTGTGTATATTTTTCAAAAGTTTTTTTAAACTCAAAGTTCTTTAAGAATTTTTCAAAATAAAATAATTCTTTATTTTTAATATGGTCTTCTGGAGAAATAAAACTTAGACATACGTATTTTTGACCACTTATAGGTTTATCTTCATCTAATAAATCCACATATTTTGCTTTTTCTAAATTATTAAGAGATTTATCTTTATCTTTATCTTTATCTTTGTCTTTAGATTTAGAAGATTTTTTATTAAACATTTTATAAATTAGTATTTTAATATAATTTTAAGTATTAAATTTAAACATTATATTAAAGAAATTGTAAATAAAATTTAATTTAATTATTTAGGCAATTTTATATATTTTCATGAAATTAAATGAAATTAAATTAAATTAAATTAAATTAAATTAAATTAAAATAAATTATGTATAAATATAATTTTTTCTTTAGTATTATTATAAAACAAAATGAATTTCAGTATGGGT